TCTCGGCTCGCGGCTCACCGTCGGCTACCAGGCCCTTCAAACCGACACCAGCGGCCAGCGGTGATTTGCCGCTGCCCTTTGCCGTCTCGACGTAGACCACGCGGAAGCGGCGGTACCCGTCGTCTCGCTTCCAACCAAAGATACTGCCGACCACGAACTGCTGCCACGGCAGCAATTCAAATGGCTGGCCTTCGAAGTCGCCGCCGTTCAGCTTCAATACGTCACGGTAAAAGCCGATGCCTTTCAATGCCGCCGCGACATCCCACACCAGACCGCGTGCTGCGCCTTCGGCGACGTCGGCCAGATGCCGCGCGCACTGGTTGCGCACATGCGGCCCGGCGATCCGGGTGCCAGCGACAACTTCGCTCGCGTACGCTGAAACCGGGTCAGCCGAAGTATTCGGCGGCGGGGTCTTTTTCCTTGTCGCCATCCGGGAGGTCCACGTTTACTTTTGATCGCGCGGCCGGTGTCAAACCGAACTCCACCAAATAGCTTTTGAATTGCGCGTCGGCGGCGCGCAGCTGGTTGACCGCTGGGTTGTTTTTGATAAGTCGATTGCTGTTCTGATCAATCGACGTGTAGGTGCGACCATCGCGTTCGATCAATTCCCGGCACTTCAGGATGTCGGAGTAGCAGTCGCAAAGGCGCTCGAGCGCCAGGCCATCAGCCTCGGTGAGCACGCCCATTCGCTTCAGCAGCGCGCACAATTTCTTCCACACCGCCTTGCCCTTGGCATCGAGGTGCACCGGGCAAACTGGCGTTTTTGTACGTGGTTTTGGCTCTTTTTTGTTTAGTGGCCGCTTGCCCGGGTTGCCCGTGACCAGCTTGAGCGCACTGGGAGTCGGTCGCCTTCCGGCCATGATTTAAGTCCTAGAGAAAGTTTCCAGTCATGATGAGTGTGGTAGTCTTTACTCACATTGTTATCAAAAAACCATCGATAGAACTGGAGATTTTGTGAACCTATACAAAGCAAGCTTTAATAAGGATGACACTGAGGCCCGTAAGGCGTTTCAGATGGCTGTACAGCGGCACTATGGAAGTGATCTTTGGGGCCCATGCGACACTTCGTTCGTACTATTTGAGACGTCAGATGAACCTGCCAAAGTCATGGAAAAAATTGATGTGTCGGCAGGTTCAGAAACGTCCTCGTTCGCGGGTGCTGGAGAATTAAACCTCCAGCTCGGCGCCGCAAGGGAAGATGATCCCACCTTGCCGGATGACGCCAGGAAGTGGCTAGTCGAGCAAATCAAAACCCGCGCCAGTATCGACGAGCTTACAAAAGTACCGCCAGGGCCTGGATACCGGCCACTGGCGTAGCCTTGGGCGACAATAAAAATCTCGCTTTTCGCACGGTTTTTGGGTCTTTTCCGCTCAGGAAAGATCGCGCCGATTTTCCATGCAAGCCTTACTGGCACTGGGCACAGCACGATTTCTGACCCAGCGATCGGCCCGGGAAAAAAAGTCTCAATTCGCGGTTATGCACAAAGAGGGGGCAGGCGGTCCCCATAGACGAAGGTCGCAGAGATTTGACCTCCCCCCAACCATGTTTCCATATTGCAACATATGTTTATATTTCTCCATGGAAATGATATAGTCGGATGTTCGACTTCATCATCCTCTTCCATGCTTTTGATCTCTTGCCCAGCTTGCAAAAATCCAGTGCCGTCATCCGCAGGTGCCTGTCCTTGGTGCGCTCATCCAGACCCGTCGCATAAAAAGCGAAACGCCACGATTGCCGCATTGGTTTTTGGGGCGATGGTCGTAGTCATGACGGTCGCCTATCTATGGCTCGTGTAACTTTCGCAGGTATTCAACTTCTTCAAGCCCTCGCCGTCACTAAACCGGCCAGCCATCAGGGCCAGCGGCGCGCTTCACTCGCTTGCGCTTTCCTTGCTCCTCCTCGGTCTTGACCGCGTGGCACGAATCGCAGATCGCTTCCAGATTGGAAGGGTGATCAGTCTTGGCACGTGTCCAACGCAGCTCGCTGGCCTTGGCCTTGCTGATGATGTGGTCGACCGCGCGGGCCAGAGTGGTGCGGCCGGCGCGCTTGCAGCGTTGGCACTCGCCTTCATCGCGCTCCATCACCTGGTTGCGGACCTTGACCCAGGCGCTGTCGTAGCCGCGCTCGTGGCGGCTCTTCGTGCCCCAGACCATCAGCGGGCGTTCGGCACCAGCGCAGCCAACTCGTCGAGCAGCAGCCCGGTTCCGCCGTAACCTTTGGCACGAAGAAGTGCATGTGCGCGCTCGTCCTCGGCTAGGCGGTTGCACAGCCGCAGCAGCGCCGTCTCATCAACCACATGGAAGACCATCGCTGGCTTGTTTCCGGTGACAGCGCGAATGATCTGGTCGCGGAAGACCTCGACAGGCGTTCTCATGGCTGGGTGAACAGCGGTGCGTGGTCAGACGACACGCATTCGCGCTGGTCAGCCAAGTCGCGACGCAGGGCCTGCAGTTCGCCCAGGATCATGCGCGGCGTTTCGTCAGCCCGCAGTTCGCAAGTAACGATGTTGTCAGCAGCAATGGCCAGGCCGTTGAAGGTCACGATGGAATCGCGCGCGGATTGTGCGGCGGCTGCCAGGCGCTCCATCAGGGCCACAGCTTTCTCAAGTGGGGCGGTGTCGAGGCTGACGAGGATAGTGATGCCGTGATTCTTGCTTTCCGCATTCATAGCGAACCTTTCGACCAATAAGAAAGCCGCCAGGCGCATGGATGCGAGGGCGGCGAAACAGGCTAATCACCTGGATGGGAAACATTGATGCCGGTTACAGTGTCCAGCCTCAAGGCGCTCGACTGGGCCGGCCATGCCAGAAACCTTGAAGAGCTAATGTGTATCAATCCTGTCAACTAGTACGCTGACTGATATAGTTGCTCTTCTATAAATTTGAAGGGGGATATATGAACGTGGTGGAAGCAGCACTCGCTGGCCCGCAAAGCCGTATTAAGCCGGGAGTCTGGATCGTGAACTTGATGGATAAGACACGACTGCAAGGCCAAGTTACCAAGACCAATTACGATTCCGTGTATGCGATCGTTGACGTAGACAGCCGCTACAAGTACTTTCATGCTGACAAGGTAGCTTGCATGTTTGCGGTTTGACGTCTCGTCACTGAAGCCAAAAAAAAGCCCGCTCAATAGCGGGCTTCTCTTTTCTTCGGACGTACGAAATCGCCCAATCCGTGCAGTTTACGAAAAATACAGCCGAGTTGCAATGTTCTTTTTCAACTTGTCTTCGAGGTCTTCGCGCGCGTCGACCAGCGTGTGTGCGTAATCCGCGTTGGCAAACCGCCATGCGGTGGCGATTCCTTGGCTCTTGTAGATCGCCCACCGATGCAGCATCGCCAGGCTGTCGACCATGGCGTTGACGGTCTCGCCCAGCTTGAGATCAGCTGCGCGCTGGGCAGCATGAACGTCACTGTCAGGCTCAGCATCGGTGGCCAGCTGCATGCCGCGCGAGCCGAGGTCGCGATCATCGACCCGCATATAGTCGACCCAGCAGGCCATCAGCTGCAGGTACGGATCAGGCTTATTGACTGCTGGCTTGGCAACGTCCTCACGACGCACGCGGCGCAGCGCGGATCCGGTGAAAATACCGACTGATGCTGTGATGGACATGGCCTCTCCTGTGAATAAACACAGGCATTCTCACTGTTCCAACAGGAAATTTTCTGTCGGCATCAATAAATATTTTGCCCTGCTTCATCCACGCCACAGTATTGACGATTAACGCATTGGCACATCGTTAACGTGCGCATTTTCACTCGCCTCAGTGATGAGTTTCTTACTTTCGCCGTGGAACAGTTCCATCACTGAATATTCTCATTAAAGGGGTCGCGATCTGCCGTCGCATTACCTTCCCGACCGAAATGACATTCGCATGTTAGCATCATCGCAACACTGGGTGTTTGACTGACATCTGGACTGGAGATGGTTAATTTACAAGGATAGAAAATGCCTGAACATCGTGTGCTGACCTACTCGGTCGTTGGAGTCTTCTGCTCAATCGGTATCACATGTGTCGTGCTTTTGATAGCCAAACTCCCATATTGGGGTGAAAAAGCCCCTGAATGGATCGGCGCCTTGGGCGCTATCGCGGCCTTCGCAGGCACGATCTTTCTGGCTACAGCAGAAACGCGACGCAGAAACCGTGAGGAAATGAGTCGAGCGAGACTACAGGCCTCAGCTCTGACATTTCGCGTAAAGCATGTGGTGTTGGTAGCGAAAGAACTTACCTCAAAAATCGAACCGTTTTACGACGAGGGTAATGCGCAAAAGTGTCTTGCCTTTTGCAATTTTGTTAAAGATAGGCTTAAGTCATTGCAGCTTTGGACAGTGGACGAAATAGCGATACTAACGCCTCTTTCAAACGATATAGCCGAGCGCCTCGCCCAGGTTCTGGATGAGGTATATCACCTGACCCAGTTGATGGACGCCGCACAGCGGAACGAATTAGAAACAATGGAATCGCGGCATGCCACCAAAAATACGCTACATCAGGCCTTCCATCGGCTAAACAAACTTTTGGGCCACGCAGTGAAGGAATGCTACGACGCGCGCTTTATGAAGGATTAGTGGCGACACGGCCGCACAGGATTTATCCGATGACTCTTGATCATCCGGAATCCTTGTACTTCCGGCCTTCCTTTGACGTTACGCGCCACTTTCGCGCCGCATCATCCCGGTATTTGCGCCGATTTGATCCTGCGCACGCGCGGCAAGGTCGAGGTTCTTTTCCAGGTAGCCCATCGTGGTGACCGGGCTCTTGTGGCGCATCACCCGCTGGATCGTCTGCACCGGTACGCCAGCCTCGGACAGCAGCGTGGCGAACGTGCCGCGCAGTCGGTGCGGCGTGATCCCCTTGAGCGAGCACGAGGAGTTCGCCTTGCGCATGACCTGGCGCGCGAAGCCCGACTGGAACTCTTTGCCATCCTCCCGCACGACTATCAGCCCCTGGGCTTGGCGCAGCGGCTCAAGGTGCTCGACCAGCCAAGCCGGCATCGGTACCGGCTCGGCCTCCCTGCCCTTCGTGATCCCAGGCGTGTATGTCGCGCGCTGCCAGTCGACCCATTCCCATCGTGCCGATGCACACTCGCTCTCGCGCAGGCCCAGTCCGAACATCATCCGCACGGCGGTGGCCACGGCCGGGGTGCGCTTGGCCGCATCGTCGACGGCATCGAACCAGGTCCGGGCCACATCCAGTGCCAGGGTCGCGCGCGGCCGCTTCTGCACCTTGAGCATCGACACGCGCCACGGCGGCGCCGCCAGCGTGCCGCGCTTGACCGCCCACATGGTCAGCAGCTTCAGAATGCGCAGCCAGTGATTCGCGCTCGCCGGCTTGTGGTCCTGCAAATGCAGGTTGCGCGCCAGCTCGACGTCGGCGGTGGTGATGCTGTCTATGGCCTTGAGGCCCAGGTCATACATATGCAGGCGCCGGAACGTGTCCACACTGCGAATGTGGGCTGCGCTGGCCACTGGCCGGTGCACCACGATCCATACTTCGATCAGCTGCTCAAGAGTCGGTACCGGCTGGCCGCCGTTGGCGCGCACCACGGCCGCTTCATATTCCTGCTCGGCCTTCTTCTCAGCGAGCCGCCGGTTTCTCATCCTGGTGCTGCGCTGGACGCGCGCGCCGCCGACCTGGAAGCGGTAGTGCCAGATATCGCCCTTCTTGAAAACGTTCGCGCTCATAAGTGGGCCGCCAATCCGCGGTTGCCGCGCCGCTCGGGTGCCTTCGCCGGCTGCCATCGATGCGTGAGGTTTTCGAAGCGCGTCTGCTCGCCGACGTAGCCTAGCGCGACACGGCCAGGCGCACCCTGGCGGCACAGGGCCACGTCGACCTCGCACACGCCGATATCCGGGCTGTCTGGGTTGTACACCTCGTCGCGATACAGGAAGATCACCGCATCGGCGTCCTGCTCAATGGCGCCAGAGTCGCGCAAGTCTGACGGCATGGGGCGCTTGTTCGGACGCTCTTCGAGCTTGCGGTTCAGCTGCGACAGCAGCACGATCGCAATGCCGAGTTCCTTGGCCAGAGCCTTGAGGCCGCGCGTGATCCCCTCGATCTGAGCGTTTCGGTTGTCGCCGTCGCCGTCCATCAGCTGCAGGTAGTCGACGACCATCACGTCCAGGCCGTGCCGGCGCTTGACGCCCTTGGCCT